ATTGGAAAATAAAATTTTCGACCAGGTACAGCAACAGCTATACCAACGACTTCACCTAAACCAATAACAGCACCTGATCCTCTTGTTTTTAATTCTGGATCTCTTGTCTCTAAGTCAATTGCAATCTCATCGTAAGATCTTAGATCTGGGTATTCTTCTGGTTCAATCCACTCTGTTTGTGCTTCAAATCTTGGTATGATCATATAAAACTTTCTTTATTGCTAATCCTATTTCTCTTGCTATTTGAGGAACTATTGCGTTACCTAAAGTTTTTATTCTGTTTGCTCTGTCTTTGTCCAATCCATAGGAAATCCCATTAGGAACTCCACAAACGTTGGATTCAATTTGCCACCAGGTTTGTTTTTGTCCATCCGTATTATGTCCCCAATTATCGACGATCTGTTCTTTTGACTGATCGGAAACGTTACATTCTTCCCGTCGTTCGTCGTCGGACTGTAATACATCTCTTTCTCCAGATATAACATCGCGTCTGATAGTTTTGCTCCGAATGTCGACTCGGGTTTGTTCTTCTTCCTCAGAATAAAACCTCCAGACTTTGTCCTCTCCACTCTCTCCGATTGTTCTCCACCCTCTTCGCATCCCACTGTTGGTGTTGGAAACATCTTCACTGCTGCTGTTAGATTGTGTTGAGCTGCTGCTTTGATTCCTTTCCTCTTGATCAATGTTTCTGGATTCTCCTGTCCCGATGATCTCGGTGTTGGATACATTCTCTTCTCTTCCTCTTCCTTCTGCACTGCGTGACGAAGTGCGAACTGAAGATTGATTCCCTTCTCCTCTTTCTTTTGTTTTGCTCTCTTCTTCCAAGCTTCTAATGTTTCCGATTGATTTGCTAGATGATCTGATCTCTGTGGTGTTGGATACATCCTTTTCTCTTGATCTGCTGCTATTCGTTGACCTAAACTGTGTCCCCGAGTCTTGCCCACTGAAGGTGGTACTTTGTTTACTGAGTCCTTCCAATCCCTTGCGTTCGGTGTTGGATACATCTTCATCGTTTCTGAATCCACTTGTTCTCTCAGATTGGATGGTTTGGTTCTGCCCTTCCTGTGTCCCTGCTGTAGTTTCAGTGTTCCTTCTTTCGATCTTGGAGGTAAGTAATCCATTGTGTTCGGAGTGGCCCACAATCCAGACTCTGTACCTTTGGTGCCAAGCACCGATGCCTGAAGCTGGAATAAGGAAACATTGGACTTCGAAACCTTCACTTTCCAAGTCGTCTTGCACCTGTCTGAGTACCATGCCGTTTTGGATGTTAATAATTCCTTGCACATTCTCCCCAATAACGAATTGGGGTTTGATTTGTTTAATGAGTCTAAACATTTCTGGCCAGAGATAGCGGTCGTCATCTGTTCCTTTTCTTTTACCTGCGACTGACATTGGTTGGCAGGGGAACCCTCCCACAACGACATCTGCGTCTCCTTCTTTTCCTTCGACATTTTTTATATCCTCCTCTATTGGTATGTTAGGAAAGTTCTTTTGTAGAACTCTCTTGCAATATTTATCTTTTTCAACAAATTTTACAGTCTCAAATATTCCTGTAGAGTCTAAGCCTAATGCAAAGCCACCTATACCAGAAAATAAATCAAGAACTTTTAATTTTTTATTCACGAATAATCTCTTTCTAATATCATTTCAAGATAATGAATTGCTTTTTGAATATCTTTTTCTTTTCCTTTTGATTGATGTCTACAAATATATTTTATAGCATTGCCCTCAGCAAATAATAATTTGTTTTCATTAATAAATTCTGCAGGTTGAATTTTCATTTTAGAATAATGTTTTCCATCTACCTGCTTGTTTAATGAGTCGTATATAATTCTTTCAGAAGTTTCATTTATTATCTTAAATGTATCTTTATTTTTCATAAATAATAACCATACCTTTCTATTTTTGCTCTCATCAAGTATAAATTTCTTTTGCTACGTGTTACTCCCACATACCATACTCTATGTTCTTCATCTCTTTTTTTACTACTTTTTACCACAGCTTCTCTTATTTTTCTAGCATTATCTAATAACAACAAAACATTCTCTGATTCACCACCTTTTGCTGCATGAATCGTAGATATTTTTATTCTGGGTTCTTCATTTAAATTTTCTTTATTTGAAAGTAATAATCTTATATAATTCTTTTCTTCATTATTAGCTTTATCAAAAGCCTCATACCAAGGTAACAATTCATTCCAATTATTATCTAACATATAATCTTCAACATCATCTACCTGTGTAGAATCTAGTTCTTGTCCTTCAGACCATCTTGAATAATAAACAGCTGCTTTATATAATTTTGAATTAAAACTTTTGATATATTTGTTTTCAAAATATAAACCTTTAAGTCTAAGTTCTTTTGCAATCTTAATAGATTTATCAATTGTTCTAGTAAGTATTAACCAGTTATCTTTATAGAGATCTACATTATCTATATTATTAATTGTTATGCAGTTTCCCTCTTCATTTTTTGGATGATAATCTTTAATTGCTCGTAAGCCTTCTATTCTACTTACAATAATATTAGATATATCTTGAACTTTTATTGGCACCCTTCTTGATTTTTTTAAAACTACTTCTGTTGCAGGTTCTTGTATAAATCTATCTACATCCGCTCCTGCCCAAGCGTAGATTGCTTGATCATCATCTCCCGCAAGGTACATATCTTTTGTATTTGATTTTAAAATATCAAACATTTGCCATTGTATTGGAGATAGATCTTGAGCTTCATCAATAAATACTACATCAAATTGAGGACATAAATGTTTCTTTTGTATGAACTGATGAATCATATCTGTAAAATCTATTAAGGTATTATTTTTTTTGTATTTTAAATAATTAAGTGCAACATGTTTTAATATGTTAGGTCTTATATCTTTACCATATTCACCGGTACAATATTCATCCCAAACTTCTATGTCTTTTTCTCTAGCCTTGGTTATAATTTGAAAGTATTCATTGTCACAAGTTAGATAAGGTGAAGAGTCTAGATCTCTTTTTGCTTTTACACTAATGCTTAATATTTTACCTAAATCATCATAATGATAATCTTGCATAACATTTTCTTCTTTTAAACCTAATGTATGAAAAGCTAATGAATGCAGTGTTTGAAAATATTTTAAATCTTTTTTTTGAAACTGTTTATTTTTATTTAACATTCTTTCTTTAGCTTCAATAGCTGCCTTTTTAGTAAAAGCAAAGTACCCTATTCTTTCTATTGGTGTGCCTATTCTAATATAAGCTAATGCTCTCCTAATTAATTTTTCTGTTTTACCTGTACCTGGAGGACCGTAAAATTTTTTTATCATAGAATATTATCTTTTTCTTGCATTGGCATTTCTTCTGCATCCTCTTCTTCTCTTTCAAAGAAAGTCATAGGAATTTTTACACAACGAATTGGATTGTGTGATTTTTTATCTGTATCTTTTTTAGGATATCTTTTTAAATGACCTAACTCTGATTTAAATTCTTCTATTAACATTCTACCAGTCTTTTCAAATTTCATTTTCCATTCTTTATTTTTTAAATAATTAAAAAAAACATCCATAGTAAAATATGCAAATCCATCTTCTTTTAAAATAGATCCACTACCAAATGAAGTTGCACTTACTGCAGGTACACCATTAATATGTTCTTCTAAATATTTATGTAACAATTCTTTAGGAGAAGTACCTAAAGGTGGTGGTTGTACTGTCTCTGTTTCTTTTAAATTTTCTATAATAGTTTGAAACTCATCTTGTTTTATTCTTGGTGGAGCAATAGGTGTATGTGCACCAATCAGTCTTCTACATTTTTCCATGTCCATTAAATAATTTATGTCTCTAGCTACAACTTGTTTACTCATTTCCCCATCTTGTTTATCGTTAAAATTTACAGTAAATCTAAATTCTGGTTCAGGTTGATAATCTATTCTAATTAAAGCGGACAGCTGCGGAAACTTCTTTTGTTTATCTGACATATAACCAAATTGTCTTTTTGCACATTCAGATTTAATACAAAAATTTCTTATTGGATCTTGATCACATAAATGTCCTGCAGTTGGTTTACGCCAAGATTTTATTTTATCTAATACTTTTTTATCTCCCCACTCTTCATCATATAAAATATATTTTCTTGCACCTTCTAAAACTCTTTTTTCCCAAAGATCTGGGTATTTCTTTTTACAAAACACCATGTAATTAAATAAGAATCTATCTCTTTCATCGGGTAGTTTGTTACTATCATCTATTGTTTTTGATATTGCTTGCAAACATGGTGGACCATCTGCAAATTCTTCTGCACCACCTGTAAGAATTTTACTAATGTGTGCATCAATAAATTCATTTAATTCTTTTTCTGTTTTTAAATTAGCATCAACAACTTTGATATATTGATCAAAAGTAAATTCTGTGCCATCTAAATTTAATGCAACTCGTTCATTTTTATTATAGTATGGTAGGTTAATAAAATTACCATTTGTAAAACTACCATCTGGTCCTGTTCCAAGTTCCGTTTGCTTTGGATATATTTCTGTTGTTGGATTTAATTCTAATGTATATAATAGTTTGTCTAAAAAATTTCTTAAAAAACTAGCTTTGACTTTTTCTTTTGTATGAATGTATAAATGAAGTCCGCCACTTTTTGATTTAACTGGTATGACAGGTAAATTATTCTTTTCTATAATCTCTAAATATTTTCTTGGACTAAAATCTTGATAAGCTTTGGAGTCTATATCAATTGCACCAAAACTAACAAAACCATTGTCATCACAAGGCTGTATGCCAATAGATTTCTCACCCTTAAGATGTTGTAGATAATCCGTTGATGTTAGTTGTTTACCTGCCCAACCGTGTTTTACTTTAAACTTACCTGTTGTTGAATCTTTGTAACCATTACTAACTTCTGCGTATCCATAATCTCTTTTTAAACCGTCAAATATCTGTACAAATTTCTGTTCCATGCGAATTTTTGATGGGCGCTTCCACTCTCGCTTCCACGCCCACAACCTAGGATTCTATTAGTAGTGTGCAGAATCACTTGCTGTTTGTTCTTCACCATGTTTTACTTCAACATCTCCTTTAGAGATACTTTCAGCAAAACCTTTTGCTTGATGATAAAGATCAGCATTTTCTACGGGACCTACTTTACTAACTTCCCAACCAAACCAAGTTCCTTTATCGTTTGATTGTTGAGTAGTCTTCAATAAATACTGATGACTGAAAGAAGCTGGAGTAAACATTCCATTCTTTCCTTTGAGTTTTATGCTTTGCATCATGCTATTCCATTTTCTACTAATCTTTAATTGTGTAGATTTCATGGCAATCAAAGCAGTAGTAGGAACATTTCCTGCCACAATCACAAAGTGTTGTGCAGTCTTTTCAATATAGTTACCGTTCGATAATCTATCTTTGAAATCAGATCCTCTAGTTGTTTTGGTCATGATGTCTGAAGAAGAAGGATAAATGTTTACTGGCGCACCAGATCCATCTTTACCTCTATCTCTCCATTCGACATACTCTAATTTGTAGTAACAAGGTATAATATTAACACCTTTATCACCATTGAAGATTTCACCTGTTACTGAATTGTATATCATTCCAGGTTCAGCACCTTCAACATACTTGCCATCTCTTTTGTTTACTTCTGGAGATAGTTGTCCAAGTATTTTAAGAAATGGTAACGCAAGATCTTCTTGTGTTATTTTATCCATTCCCATATTCGCATCAGCTTCAAATACATTTGTTGCTAGTGCATTTTCTTTTTTCTTGATTAGCTCTTCTTTGCTCATCGTTCGTTCTCCTATTTACTTGTTATTTTAGTTCTGTTTCCTGCGAACACATTAAATAGATCCGTGGGCATCTCTTTCCCAGACTCGAGACGCTCACGAACCAATGCTTTAAGTGTCATTGGTTCAACCTTTAACTTCTGGGTCGGTTGATACCCTTGACCTTGTGCAAGGACAGCATAATCTGCTGCCTTGTTATCCTCGTTACGACCAAAGGAAACAGTAATCTCATTTTTAATAAGATCGCCTAAGCCGTTATTACGAAGCCAGTTAAATGCCTCTTCTTTTTTTGCTGCTGATATTGAGGCACCATAGACAGGTTTAACTTCAACTGAAGATCCGTCTGATAATTTTAATGTAGAAAGATTCATCTCTTGCATCATAGTTGGAATAACTTCTCCAGAGATTACTTCAATATCTTTCTTTAGTTTTTTAATTGCATCTTCTTTTTGAGAAAGATCTTTTTCCATTGCCTGAAGTTTAGTTACTTGTTCTGACAACGAAGCTGCATCATCAACTTTTGTCAATGAGTCTTGTTTATCTTGTTCAAAGTTTATATTCATTTTTTCTCCTTTTTTATCTTTCGTATGTTATTAATAGTTATATAAAATCCTATGTCAAGGCTATTCTTCAATTTTTCCTTTCTCATATAAATTTACTTTTATTGGATAGTACATTTTTTCTTGTCTGTCCCATTTTAAAAAATTAAATTGTCCTACTGTTATATCAGATACAATAGAACAGGCTACACCAATTATGGCAGGATCGCCTGTAAGTAGTAAATAATCATCTTTAGTAAAGTTTTTTAGAAGCTTTCTAAGTTTAAATATTAATGGGCCTGGTGACATTATTATTTGTGAATTTTCTGGTAGTAAAGTTATTAGTTCACCAAATTTAGATGCACCCATAATATTAAATTTAGGTGTACCTAATCTAGTTCCTGGTAACTCTTGAATTACATATACTTTAGATAGAATAGTACCATCTTCAATATAATGTAACTTGTTGTTGTATTCTTTAATTTTCATTATTGACTTTTTTCCTTTCCCGTTCTATATAGCTTATTAGAAAGAAGAAGTAAACATGAATTATAAATTTAAAACTAAGCCTTACAAACATCAATTAGAGGCTCTTAATAAGTCTCATAATAGAGAAGTATATGCGTATTTTATGGAAATGGGTACGGGTAAATCAAAAGTATTAATAGACAATATTGCTATGCTTTATGATGCAGGTAAAATTAATGCAGCTCTTATTGTTGCACCTAAAGGAGTATATAAAAATTGGTACGACTCAGAGCTTCCCACACACCTTGTAAAACACATAGAACATAAAACAGTATTATGGAAGGCTAGTATTTCCAAACAACAAGAAAGACTATTAGATGAATTGTTTACAACAGGAGAAGATCTTCGTATTTTAATTATGAATGTTGAGTCTTTTTCTACAGATAAAGGTGTTGAATTTGCATATAAATTTTTAAATGCAAACAATGCTTTAATGGCAATAGATGAGTCTACGACAATAAAAAACCCTGATGCCAAAAGAACTAAAAATATAGTCACTCTTGGTCAAATGGCTAAGTATAGAAGGATCCTTACAGGATCACCGGTTACAAAGTCACCATTAGATCTGTTTAAACAGTGTGAGTATTTAGACCCAGAATTATTGGGGTATAGTTCTTATTATGCATTTAGAACTAGATACGCCAAACTTAGAACTGCAAACTTTGGTGGTAAGTCTTTTCAACTTGTTGTGGGTTATAAAAATCTTGATGAGTTATCAGAAAAAATAAAACCATTTTCTTCTCGTGTATTAAAAGAAGAATGTTTAGATCTTCCTCCGTATACATATATGAAAAGAACTATACAACTATCTGCAGAACAAAAAAGTGTATATCAACAAATGAAGAAAGAAGCTGTTGCATTTTTAAATGGTAAAAGTATGACTACAGCTACAGCATTAGTGCAGCTGATGAGACTACAACAAATTACTTGTGGTCATTTCAAAGATGATAGCGGAAAAATTCAACAAATAAAAAATACTCGTATCACTGAATTGATGAATGTATTAAGTGAGGTAGAAGGTAAATCAATTATCTGGTGCCATTGGAGATATGATATTGAAAATGTAATTAAAGCAATTACAAAAGAGTATGGTCCAAGATCCGTGGTTACTTATTATGGTGACACTAGCACTGAAGATAGACAAAAGGCTATTAAAGAAATACAAAATCCAGATAGTGAAGTAAGATTCTTGGTAGGTACACCACAAACGGGTGGGTATGGTATCACACTTACAGAAGCAAATACAATGATTTATTTTTCAAATGGATATGATCTTGAGAAAAGAACACAGTCCGAAGCTCGTATTAATCGTATTGGTCAAAAAAGAAAAATGACTTATATAGATATAATTGCAGAAGATACTGTTGATGAAAAAATTGTAAAAGCTTTAAATAAAAAACAAAACATTGCTAGTGAAATTATGGGTGAAGAATTAAAAGCATGGATCTAATAATATTAAACGACGGACTGTATCAATTGATACCTATAACAAAAGAAATTATGGAGGGTATAGTTGTAACTTCTGAAATAGATTGTTTTGCTTTGTGTGATATTTTAAGACTTAAATTATCTGGGTATGTAGATAGTTTAAATCTTCATGTAATGAATGATGGCAGTGGAAATTTTATTGGATGTATGTGTAGTTAATTAACCATATCCATAAGTAAAGTTATAAGAACAGCTCCCATACCACCAACAATCCAATATTCTAATCTTTTTATTCTTTCCTGCATTTCTTTTATTTGTTCAAACGTTTGCTTTTGCATTATTCTACAAAGCTTTTCGTGAGATTCTATTTTTTCTAATGCAGATTTTCTAGCCATTATATTAATTTTTGTAGTTCAATTTGTCTTAATAAATCATTTTGTACATTTCCTATACTTTGATTTACTATACCAGTATTTACAGGAGTATCAAGTCCTTGTGGTACAGGAAGCTCAACTGTCTGTGTAGTTTGAGTATTTATTAACGGTTCTTCACCTCTTAATCTAGATATTGTTGGAAATAATATTGAGTTTATTTTTTGATCTATTTCTTCTCTACTGTCATTAAGATCTATTCTTCTTAGTCTTGTTCTTAATCTTTCCATTGCTCTCACACTTTGTCTTATTTCTGATGCTACTTTAGCTGCTTGAATAGGGTCTTCTATTCTTAATCTATTTACTAGATCATCAAATGTTTCTTCACTAAATCCAGGTACTTTAAAATCTCCATCAATAAGTTGTGCTACTTCTGATTTATTTCTTAAACGTTTTTCTAAAATGTCTTCTACTTTTCTTGAAGAAACACCCATTGTTTTCATGTCTTTTAACACTTGATAAAATACTTTTTGTGCATCAAAAGAATCTAAAATATATTCTTTAAAACCAGCTAATCTTTGTTCTGGTGTAGCATCGACTCTAAATACATTTCTACCAAATTCTCTTCTTATGTTTTGTTTATCTTTACCATAAGATGTAATTAAGAAAGGCATACTATTTAATGGTTTAGCTTCTTCAACACGAACTCCAGCTAACAAAGCACCTAATTCAGTTTTAGCATCTAGTTGAGCACCAAATTGTGTAAAGGTTCCTGTAATTCCTTTATACACTCTTCTAATACTTCTGTTTGCACCAGGTTCTAGTTGTGTAAATAAATGTCCTAAAGACTTATCTATTTTTTCTAATGCAGAATCTTGATCAAAATATATTTGTTTACCATCTCTAGTTTCACCATTTCTAAATGCAATGTCAAACACAGCTTCAGATCCAATAGATTCTGAAACAAAAGGAGTAATAAATTCGGTTAAAGCACCAGGGGTATCTGTTAATCTATCATAAAATAAAGCATCAAACACTATTTGATCTGCAGTTTTATCATTTAATGTACCATTTGAATATGCATTAAACACAGCATTAACTGGTCTAATCATTGAATCATATGGATTTGTGTAAGAAAAATTAAAATATTTAAAGTTTCCATTTAAATCAGATTCGGTTAATGGAATTAGTGTAGCATTTTTTTGATAGTCTGGAGCTGAAGATCTTTGAAAAGCTTTTACTTTTTCATCACTAACACCTGTTATTTTTTCTGCAGTATATGCAATTGTAGATCCAATACCACCAAACACAGCAGAAGTACCCATTAATCTTCTTGCACCCATTTGTCTAATAAATGGATTTGAACTAGTTAATTCTCTTGCACCAATATTAACTAGATGTGCACTTGTCCTTAATATTTCTGCAGGAAAAGCTATAAAGTTACCAATAGGTAATTTTCTAATTGCTTTAATTATTTCTGGTACTTTACTATAGGTAGGTATTGTGTTTGTAACCAAGTAAGCAGATATATCTTTTCCATTTCCAATACTATCAAACTGTTTTACTAAACTTTCTTTTTGGCTTATATCTGTAGTGTTTAAAATTTTTTGATTTATAGCAGCCAACTCATCTGATTTCCTACCTTCTCTTCCAACTGTTTTATACCAATCAATAATATTTTCTCTATAAGCTTGATCTGCTGCAACATTTTTTCCATTGTATTTAAATGCAGTATCTAATGCATCTTGATAAAAATCATCTGCATATAGTTTCCAAACGTTATCTCCACCTTGATATAAATCAAAAGCTTTTTTAACAGTTGGGTTATTCATTAAAGCTGATAAACTAAATTTACCGTCTTTTGCTTGTTGTAAAATAGTTTTAATTTCATTAACCTCTATATTACTATCTATAATACCTCTTTGAACTCTTTCAGATAATATATCTGCCATTTTCGATGCTGAAACTGATTTACCTGGAAATAAATCATCTGCTAGTAATTTAAAAGAATCACCTAAACTTGTTCGACCACCCACTAGCCCACTAGCTAATGCAAAGAAAGATGCAGTTGAAACATTTCTTATTTGTGTCATAGGTGAAAAAACTGTTTTACCAATTTGACCTGTGGCTTTGACTGACATCAAAGCTTTATATAAAGGTATGTCATATAATCTTCCAAATGTTTCGTCTACACCCCTAATAGCATTTGCAATTTCTGGTGTTGTATACAAACCAGACATTTTACCATCTGCTGCTATACCATTGTAAAACATCTTACTTTGAAACTCTTCGCCATATTTTATTAAAGGAACTACTTGTTGTAGGTTATTTGGATTAATTCCTTTTGCTGTAGCTTCATTTGCAGATCTAAAAAATAAACCAGACTCTAATCCTGTGTCCGCTATTCGATCAAAAAAATCTTTTTGATAAACCTGTTTTGCTGTCTGCATAAAAGTATCTGTAACAGCAGCTCTGTAATCTGTAGACGTTTCAAGAAAAGCATCTGTAATAGATTTGTATTTTCTAACATCTACAATATCTTGAATTGTTTGTCCTTTTTTTAAAAGTTCTCCTTCAACACTAGTAATTTTTTCTACAATTTTATCTTTTTTTAATAATGAGTCTGCTTTAACAAAAGTATCTTTTTTTAATTCTTTTGTTGGTATTCTAAATGTTTTAGCAACTGCATTAAAAATAGTGTCTGGAGATCTATTGCTTTCAATAATTTGTCTTTTTAAATACTCCATTCTATTAGTAGCAAATTCATCTAAAGATTTATTCCAAGTTTCACTTGTTCTATCGGTAGTTTTAGCTAAGGTATCAACTTCTTTTGCAATATCATCATTTGTTTTTGTTAGATTTTTAAAAAACTCTTTTGCACCTTTTATTTTTTCAGGATTAAATTTGTAAGATTCATTTTTAAATGCAGAAAATACTTGTTTTAAATATGCACCACCATTAGCTATTATTTGAGAACCTAGATCTCTAGTAGCTTCATCTGTAGATTCTGTTAGTAATCTACCATAATCTTTGCCTAATTTAGTCATTAATTCTTTTAGACTTTTTGCAGAATCTTTTATTGCTTTATTAGGTAATTGATTAAATATATCATCTGCTTCTTTTCCAGAAGTTCTTAAAAAATTAAATATTAAATCATTTTCTGCTTGAGCAATAGGAGTGCTTTTAAATCCTTCTTTGAATCTAACTGAATAATTATTTGCAATATCTTTAAAGTTTTTATCTATATCATCCATTAATTTTATTAATGATTTTTCATTGGCATTAACTAAATTACCAGATTCCTCTAACAATCTTCTTGATTCTACATCAAGTGGTCCTGTAGATTTAAATACATTCTTTATATTATCTAATTTTTTAGCTAATCTTTCTTTTAGAGGAGCATTAGGTGAAGAAGATAAAAATTTCCACGAGTCTGCTTTGGGTATATTTAAAGATCTCATCGCCTTATCAATAGCTTTATCATAACCAACTCCTGCAAGTTTAACTCCTTTACCTAAAGTTTCTGTGCCTATTATTTTAGTCATTGGATTTATAACAGCATAATTTAATCCTCTTAAAGTTTTACCACCAACAAAACCAATTGCTTGACCTGCAGGTTTTATTCCATATCTAAACCCTAATGTGCCTGCAACCGGTAAAGCTGCAGTAATACCACCCCCTAGTAAAGCACCTTCTGCACCAAATTTTATTTTTTGTTTAAATGCCTCTGCTGCTTTTTCAGATCCTTCTAATTCACCACCTTTATAATCTTCTGCATATCCTAAAGTTTGAGCTACTGTTCTATTTTCTTCTGGGTCAGAAACTACAAAATCAGTAACACCACCGATTGAACCATAAAATCCTGCTCTTTTAGCTAATTCTGCGGTCTTACCACCCATAGTAGGTAAACTAGATAATTTAGTTATTTTACTAGCACCTTTTAAAACTTTTATACCTTGTGCTATTTTTACGGCACCCGCTGCAGGCACACCAAACTGTGTAAGAACAGATGTAATATCCCCTAATGCTGTTTCTGTTTCAGGTGTTATTTTTTCAAAAATATTATCAATTGTAGAAATTAAATTAGTATCAGCAAGATAGTCAATTGGCATTGCACCAAGAGTCAATAGTCCTTGAACAGCTTGACTAGCTCCTTTTGCTATTCCAACAGGAACATCTGTAACATAATCTAAGAAACCAGGTTTTTCTTGTGGATCTATTTTTTCTGGTGGTGTTTCTAAAAGAGATTTAAAGAAGGGTTCAGCCATAGTCCTCCTACGCTGTGTTTTGTGGTAATATTAAATTTACACCATATTTCACATTAAATTTTTCTACATCACCTTGTGTTCTAATATACGCAAAGTCTTGTAAAGCTTCTTCACTTGTTGCTACAAGTTTAACAACATCATCTGTAATTTCTTTTGGTAGTCTTGTTCTTAATTGTTCAAAAGTTAAATTAGTTGCAACTGGTTCTGTAGGTGTTTCCGTAGGTCCTCCTACAGCCATTTCAATTCTACCGCCTTCTGCTTTTTTAACTCCTAAATAAGGAGATACATCATATCCAATTATTCCACTAACATTATCTGTAGTAACCCCTTGTATTAAAAGAAGTTGATTAATTCCTGCTATAATTTCTGATTGAATTATTGATTTTTCATTTTCAGCAGCATCTTGTAAACTTGTAATATTTTTATTAACTTCATTAGCTATTTTACCTGCTGTAGTAGCACTTGGTCCAGTTAAACCCGTTTTTATTCCAAGGCCATCTTTAAGTATTTGAAATCTTGATTCTTCTGATTTAGTTCTATCTTTTTTTGAAGCAAGATTAGCATATTCATCAAATCTTCTTTCTGAAAATCCTTTTTTACCTGCAGCTATTTTTGCTTTTTCTAATTCAGTTGTTGCAGCAAAAGCTATTTTAGCCATATCTTTTTTGTCTTTTCTTTTCTGACCCATAATACCTAATAATGATTTATTAAGAGCAGCTGCTTTGTCTGCAATAGTTCCTTCTGTGCCAACAGCATCAGATAATGCTAAAGCTAATCTACCTTTTGTTTCTCTATTACTTGTTCCTAAATATTTCTCTAACCTTTTCATTTGTTTATCATACTCAGAGTCAAATGAATCTTCTACTACCTCACCTCCTACTTCTGTGTCTTTTGATTTAATTTCATTTTTATTAGTTACTACTTTTTTTGCAATTGAATCAAAGTTAACTGGTTTAGGACCTGCGTTTGGTAAAAACTTTTTTTCTTCAGCTTTTTCTATTTCTTTTTTTATATCTCTATCTTTTGTTCTACCTAAAGCTTTAGGATATGTTCCTGTTTCAGGATCCATTAAAAATGCATCTAAGAAACTAATTTCTTCTCCTTCTTTATTTGCTTTATCCATTTTTTTAACAAAGTCTTCATATTCAAAAAGACCTGTTTCATCAAACGTAGAAGAAGGTTCGCTTTTCATAACTTTTAAAGCCTCAGTTGTTTTAGGTCTATTTGCATAAGCCATTATACCTGTTGGAATAAAAGGAGCTGCTAAAGTTGCTGCTGTACTAAAAGATGGAAGAGACATAGGACGAACTTGGGTTAAAAAACGTGCACCTCTTGATCCTCTAGTAAGTCCTTGTCCACTAGGAGGTTTCATTTGAGTTCTCATTTCTTGTTGCACTCCAGGTTCTAAAAATTGAAATCCTGGAAAACCATTAAATGCTTTTATTCTAGGTGTAAGTTGTTCAATTCCAGTTGGCATACCACCACGTCTTAACGAAGGTCTTTTATAAAACATTAGTTACCTCCAAAGATGCTACCTAAACCATATGCTGTTAAACCAACTTGTAAAGCTTGTGATAAAGGACTTGCTGATGCAGGTGCCGGTGCTTGTGTTTGAGTTGTAGTTGGAACACCGCCTGCTTGTGATGCAATACCAGATCCTAATATTCCTAATCTAGTGTATGGTTCTTGATAAGCAAGTTGTGCTTGTTGTTGGGTTGCGTCTTTTAATGCTTGAGAATATGCAAGAGCTCCTGTACCTGCTGAACCTAATTGTTGTGTTGTAGTTGCCGCCAATGATGGCTGTAATGATGCAAGACCTCTTTGTTGTTCAAAGGCTTGTTGTGCTGCGGTCTGTGCTTGACCAAATCCTTGTTGTAATAATTGTGCTTGTAGTGCAGCTCTGTTTCTGTCTGAAGCTGCTTGATACTCGGCTCTTTGTACACCTTCTCTACCACCACCAAATGCTCCTGCTTGAATAGCTTGAGTTGCTATGCCAGTCATACCTTGTTGAGCTTGTCTATCGAATTCATCTAAAGTTGTATCAATTACTTGTTGTTGATAAGGTGACATAAAACTTTGATATGCGCTTGGTCCTGAGTATTGTGATGCTTGATCAAAGAAAGGTTGAAAACCTGCAACACCTGTACCTGTCCCAATACCGGTTACAGCACCAGTTGTTTGATCAAATGTTAATTGACCTAATCCTGCTTGTGTTGCTGCTTGTTGTTGAGCTGCTTGTGTTAAGGGATCAACTCCTGCAATTTGAGGTCCAAGTTCCGCGAGCGTTGGTACACCGGTTGAGCCTGGTGCTCTACCAACACCTTGTGTAAGTAGATCTATATATGATTCTTGAGCCGCTTCTAAAAAAGGTGCTCGTCTAGTGGTTGTTGTGTAATCTTGAACGGCCATTATGCTTGTCCTACTTTTTCTGCTTGTTTCATAAAGTTATATAGCTTTTCTGCGCCTTTATCAACACTTCCGTTACCCACACCTCTAACAGCATCAGCTGTTAATACGAACTCATTTTTAGATAACATTGCAGGCACATCGTCAGCTTTTTCTTTAATACCTACTGGTACAAAACCACCATTTTCTCTGTAATCTAGCTCCATTACACCACCTTGATTTTCTCTAACAGGTATCTCTCCACCCATAGCCATCTTAGGTTTTTTATATTTATTCATTTCTTCTCTTATAAGATCATCAGCTTCTTTTAAATCCAAGCCAAAGTTCTCCATTAAATCATTTCTTTTAGGCATAACATATTCTTCAAAGATAAATTTTCTAGAAGTCATGTCTTGATCATCTCCTGAAGTACCTAAAATAACTTTAGCTATTTCAGCAGCAGCCATATTAGGTGCGTTTTCTGGTATAGGATTTGAAGTTGTTGTATCTACAAACATTGCTGGATTTCTTTTTTCAGCTTCTTCTAATGTTATATTTGGTGTAGGTAATTCTTTTTCTTTACTAGTACCACCAAAACCATTCATAACTAAGTTAAATAAATTTTCATCACTTAGTTCTGGAAATTTTGTTTTTAATTCTGCCATAGCATTTTTAATAGCTATCTCTTTATTGGCACCATTTTCAAAACCAATACGGCCACCTTCTTTTTTACCCATACCCATAATAGCAATTTCTTTTAACACTTTGGCATCAGCAGGATAAGATCCAGGATCATTTAAAATGTAATATAAATTAGGCATTGATTTACTTTTACCCGATGTGCCACTGCTACCAAGTTTTTTAAATAAATAAGCTCTTTCTGCTTTACTAAATGTAATGCCTGCCATTTTCATATCTTCATCTTCTTCATCTTTTTGCATAGACATAATACCTTCGCTGTCTTCAACTTTTTCACCGAATTTAAAACCTATTCTTCCGCCTTCTTTTCTACCACCAAAGAAATTCTTTAAATAACCTTCATATTCTTTTTGTTTTTCTTCTTTTGCGGCTTCGTCATATTCTTCTACAGTTAAATCTACACCAGCTTCATCAGCTATTTTTTTAGCATCTAAATAAGTAAGACCAAAAGATCCTGCAGCAAGAAGAGCTGTCTTGTCTAAAACCCTTTTGCCACCTGGGCCTTCTTTATAAAAGATTGCATCTCCTGCTTTTGCAGCTCCTTCTTTAAGAGCATTTCCTATTTTTGCAGGATCGCCTGAGAATATATCTTGCAAGAATGTTTTTGGACTAAAATCTTTTACAACAGCATCTGTAATTGTTGTATCAATAACACCTGTATCACCCATACCTACAGGAATAAATTTTTCTGGAAATGCTGCTTGCTCTACAAATACTCCAGGATCTGCTCCAGGAACAGGTTGGCCAGCTAATATATTAGATCTATTTACTATACTTTGATCAGCAATTTGTTTTCCAAGTTTTGCTGAATCTGGCGTTGCAACTTCTTGAACACCTGTAACAGGTTGACTAGTTTTTCCAAGTTTGAAACCTGTCTTTGTTCCTATAGGATAACTAAACCCTCCTTTAAACCCTTCAAGTCCACCTCTGAACGCACCACCTTCTGTAAATGGGTTACCTTGAAATCCTGCACCACCTGCATATCTAGCTAGTTGTCCACCACCATATGTTAGTGCTGCACTTTTTAATGAACCACCAATACTACCTGTCTGATCAAAACCGCCAATACCTGCCATAGCTGCTGCCGCTGCAGGGTTAAAAGGTGCAACGAACGGTGCTGCTTTGACTGCAATATCTGCTATTTCATTGGGTATTACTTTTCTTACAAATTTTTTAAGTGAACTACCTATACCAAATTTTTCTCTAGGAGTAACATCCATAATCCCACCTTGTCTCCTTAATTGTCTTCTGATTTGTGATCTAGTTATTGGCATAGTTTATCTATTCTATTTGGTTTTTCCAAAAATATCAAGGCTTGGCATTAGGACTTTTATATCTCTTCGAATATCTTCTTCAGGTACTCCTTTAGATTTCCATTCGTTGTCATCCTTATATTCTTCACCTGTCTTAAGGTTAGTTATTTTTTCTATTATCTTTTCTGGTTTTAACACTTGCATTTTTCCTCCTATGTTCTGTCAAATTCTAGTATTGATACAGTGCCTTCAAATATATCAGCAGAGGCTGCTTGTAACTGTAATTTGTCACTTTCTTCTAATATGATTGTACCATCAGATATAGACTTAGAGTTACCTGCATTAACAGTATGCTCTGCAAATTGATAAGCTCTACCTGCAGAGGTATCATATATAAAAGCTTTTATTTCCGTGTTCCCTGCTCCAACATTCGCTACATGTATATTTTGTATGATGGCTCTAGACTCAGATGGCACAGTATAAATATCTGTGACAGTTGTTGCAGTTAAATCAAAGTTTGCGTTTTGGTATCTATTTGCCATTATGCTGTATTTCCACTACTCATGAACCAAGTAAATCTTTGTTGTTCATCCCTTAAATCTTGTTGAAATGTAGAGTTTAATTTTTCAATTAATCCGTCTAAATCTCTTACTAAAGAATCAGCATCTTGTTGTCTGTATTCTTTATTAGGTCTAGTAAATACTACGGTTATCTTTGCCATTATACTAAATCACTATAAAAAATTGGGTTGCTTGCAGTACCATAATTAAAATCATAGTTTTTTGCAGTTTCTTCATTTTCATCTTCTGCAATAGGAGTTACGTTGCTTACTTCCATTATACCTAGATTATTTCTTGCTCCATCTCCGCCTCCTCTATTATTGATTTCATTACCATAAGCATCTATTTTACCTGCCATTCTAGCTGACATATAATCATCATAATTTAAATTTGTTTTACCTGCAGGTACAACTTTTTCATTATAGAAATCTAAATTATTTATAGGACCAAATTTACTAGCAAATTTTTTTGCTAAATTTAAAGGAGTTGGAAGTTTATTATAAAAGTCTACAGCTTTTTGAAAAGCGCTAGGCTCATAAACAAAATCTCCTAATCCATCTGGGCCTGTTCTACCTGTTGGATCAGGTCCTCTATATCCTTCTGTAATACCTGTTGGTGAAGTTACATTAACTTTACCAGTCATAATATCAGAAGCTCTTTGTTTATTTTTATCGGTATCACCAACTCTATTTCCACGATCATTTGGTCCACCTGGACTTGCATCATAACCACCAAGATCACCTTGTAATGACATGATACCACCAGGACCTGTGTTAGGTTTTCCTTTTAATGACCCATATATATTTGCATCTAATAAAATTTTTTGTTCTCTTGGAGTAATGTAAGCTAATTCAGCTACAACGTGATCTGGATCTGATAACCATTTTTTAGGAACAGTCACAGTTTCTTGTTTACCAAGATAGTTCATTCCACCACCTTGTTTTACAGGTTTAATTTTATTTTTTTCTTTTTCAGTTAATCTTTGATCTTTATATAAACCTTTATCTATCATTATCTTCTACCATCTGGTTGTGTATCTAATCTGAACGTGCCAAGTTTCCAACTTTGATTAACAGCTGTATTAGCTACCTTTAAAGATATGGCTCTTGCTCTTGCACGAGTATCTACCTTATCAGTAGATGAAGTAATTGTAAATGGCCCTAGTGGAGAACTTGCTTGAGAACTATTAGGGTAATTCTTTAATTGTAGTGTTACTTGAGTATTACCTGTTTGAGATAAAAAATCTGGTACAAATCTTCGTATTTTCATTAAATATTCTCCGTCTCCTCTAAAATCAGAAACACCTGTCATTTGTCCTTGTCTAGATCTTGCTTGAGTAATATCAAAATCTCCAGATTCAATATTAGATGTAATTACATTTATGCCATTAGCTAATGCTTCATCAGTTCCTTTTTCGTGTTCAAAGTATATTGTGCTTCCTTCAGTATTACCCACTACATCAAATGATGCATCATCGTCTGCAGTGAAACTAGTTGCATGAGGTAGACCAAATACAGACGAATCTTGCCATGCACCTCTTGCTAAAGTTCCTGTTGTCCACACAGGTCTTTGAGGAGTAGAATCTAAATAGTTATATGTTACACATCTATTAATAACAGTTGAACTTTCAGTGCAATAAAACCAAGTAATCTCACCAAACAAATTATTTAGTCCGACATTAATTAATTGATTGGCTGTTGTATTTAAATCATTAAATACAAAATCTTCTACTAAACATTTCATAGTTTCTAGATTACCAGAATATTTAAAAAAACCATTTTCTGAAAACCAATATGCAGCTCCATCAACTTCTAATGCAGCATTCTGTCCAATCAATCCGCAGTTCGTTCCTACTTGTTGAAAACCAAAAGTAAATGGTTGACCAATAAATCTCATAGTAAATAAAGATGTATCTGTCCAAACATAGATTGCATCCCTACCTCTAACAGCACCTACAATTTTAGACCCGTCAGCTAGTCTTTGTGTGCCTGCAGTATTAACTGCTGTTGGTTGATAAGTATTAATATCTTCTTGGTTAGAAAATCTAATAAACATTTCATCTTGTGTAGAAGGTGTTCCAATCGTTGTTTCTGTTCCAAAGAATACTAAATGACGGTCAGGTGTAGAGACTAACATATCTCTAGATGCTGTTGGTGCACCTGATATAATAGTTGCTCTATTAGTTACAGCATTTGTTGCATTTGAGTCCCATTCAAATACTTGTGCATTATGAATTAGTGCAATTACTTTATCACCAAAATTATCAATAGACCATAAACCAGGATCTACAACTAAATCTCCTGATGCAGCTTCACCCCATGCAATGTAATCAGAACTATTAAGTACGGTCGCACCATTAGAATGTGTTGCAGCTGTTGTATTTCTAACTCCTCTTGTAACACCTGTTAAAGTGTTGCTACTTATACCTGTGTATGAAATTTCTTCTGATCCTATTTGAATAAAGTTTGTTCCTGAAGTTGGAAACAAAGATGCATCTGTTAATACAATAGTAGTTGTAACAGCATTGATACCACCATTTAAAGTAGTGGTTGCTTCACCTGTTACTGTTCCACCCCAAGAAGCTAGTCCCCAACCAAAACCAGGTAATTGTTCTGCAGGTCCTACTGGATAATAATGTTGAACTCTAATACCACCCGATGTTGTTGCACCTGAACCTGTTTCATTAGAGGGCATAGTAATAGTTAGGGTAGTTGCTGTTGGCACAGATGTCACCATAAATTTTTTATCATCAAAATCTGATGCTGAATAATTTGAATTAGTAATTGTCGTAAAATTATCTAAAAGAATAATATCGTTTTCTTGAATATTGTGATCTGTGCTAAAAGTTATAGTAACTGTTGCTGATCCATTCGTCGTGCTAAATGCATTAGAAAGAGTTGTTGTAGATTTAATAGGATGTATGTCATAAAATACACCACCAGTATATGCATATAAAACTCTATTTGTACCTATTATAGCGAACTTGTTACCAGATCTATTAACTAAGTGATGCAGAGCCCTTGCAGCTCCTGTAAGTTTTGATTCACCTAATTGTGACCAACCACCTATCTTCTCTGGTGTGCCATATCTAAAACGTACATTATCTCCTCCGACCCATTGTCCTTCGGCCGTGGTTTCTGTAATCTGTTTATTGAATCCAGGTTGAAATCCTATCTTTTGTAACATATGGCTCCATTATAATACTATTTTACAAATGATGGTAGACCTAACATAGGTCTTCCGTCAAATCTGTTTTTATCAGCAAATGGGCCGTTTACATGATTATAATGTAGAAATACTTGGCCACAAATGTTCCCGTCAAAAGGCTCTCGCCAATGTTCGAGTTCACAGCCACTATATACTAACATATCACCTACTTCAAGCAAGACTTTTGTGCCTTTGGGTGCGTTGGGCTTATGTATGTTTTTATACTCGTCTATGACGCTGTCAGCCCCCGTACCGTCGATAAATATAGGCCAAGGATCTCCACCTAAGTTTAGAGTCGTAGATATTTCACAACTAGGTCTATCTTTATGTCTTCGTAGTTCATCACCTTTTTTATATGCTCTAGCGTAAGAGTAAGTAGGTATTAGATCTAGTCCTGTATGTTGTTTCATTACAGGCAACATCTTAACTAGTAATGTATCCATTACAAAGTCACCATAACAAGAATAAGTATTAGGTATCTGTTGATCAGTCCATGTTCCAAGGATCGGGGACTGTGAATGTATGTTATTTTCATACATAAATCTTGTTGCATCTCTTTTAAGTAAAAAATAGTTAAGTATAAAATTAGCCATGTCGTAAGACAAAGCTTTCTTAATTACTTGATATTTGTGATCTCTAAACATTAAACCCTTTCTGTAAAAAATTAAACGATACTGATATTCTTATTTCATTACTTAAGTTTGGTTCAACACAATGCCAAAGCCATGCTGGAAATATAACTATTCTACCTTCTAATGGATCTACACGAACCTCTCTCCATAGATGTGAAGGTGGTTCTCCTTCTTTTCTTCTTGGCATAACCATATGTGCCGATGCTCTTGGTTCGTTAAATACTATTTGTCCAGAATTTTTAGGTGCCTTAATATAATACACACCACTAAAATGAGAGTTAGGATGTAAGTGTGGTCGGTTATATCCACCTGGTGGATTGATGTTGGCCCACATATTTCCAATAACAGGTTCACTATCTAACCATTCTTCTTGAAATACTTCACTTTGCATTTTAAATAATTCATCAACTAATGGTTTGAACACTGGTATTTGATGCATATTAGTTTGACTATGCCAACCATTCATATTAGTTCGTTTGATTCCTTTATCTTTATCAGCCCAAGCAAGAACTTCTTTTTCAAAAAGTCTGTTGTCTAGATTAACATCTTTAGCATATATAATAGTTGGAAAGTATGCAGCTTTAATCATCATTTAAAAGGTGTCCCTCCAAACCACATAACCAAAGATTTTCTGTTGCCACGTATTACAGGTTTAACTCTGTGTCTAATAAATGATGCAAAGAACACAGCATGTCCTTGTTTTATTTTTGCAACTTTACCCTCAGCCATTAATTCTAAATCACCACCTTCAAATTCATTCTCTGGTGATAATAAACAAGTCATAGATATTTTTCTTACAGGTGGTTCGTGTTGCATGTTCACATCATTATCTACATGCCAGTCATAGAATCCTCCTTCTGGATATTCTGTGTATTGTGCCATTTCAGTTATTGTCATTCCGTCAAAACCAAAATGATTACCGTTTGTGGTTTTCATAATACGTTCAATGTCTTTATACATGTCCGCCATTTTTTTAAATGGTATCCAACTAATGTGTGAGGTTCTAGTTTTAGTATCTACGACTCCACCTTTAATACCTTTATTACTTCCAACACTCGCATCATTTCTAGGTTCCGCACGTCCAGCTTGAATAATCATTTTACATTGTTCTGGTGTAAATATTGGTTGTGTAGTTTCAACTATAAAAGATCGCCATCGTGGTTCTGTTATCATATTAATATCCGTATTCTACCCATCCCGTTATTATATATTTGTCATTTGATAGAGGAGGGTTGCCTCTATGAACGTGTGTAAACTGTGCAGGCCAAACTAACATAGTATTTTTTTCAGGTTTAAATCTACATTTTTGATATAAAAATTCTGTTTCTCCACCTTCAGTCACATCATTAAGATAAACACTAAAAGCTAGTATTCTATTTCTAGCTTTCATCTCTGCATTTTCACAATGCCACATATGATAACCTTCACCTACTTTAGTTTTTTGAATTTTTACTTCTAATATATTATGTGTAGCTAATTTTTTTAGGTAGGAATATTTTTGTACATACAGAGGGTATACATCTTTAAAAAACATATCTATAAAAGGTTTGTTATTATAAGTCATTGGAACATTGGTATCTCTAATAGTATCTATTGAATTATCAGATACTAACGTTTCATCTACTTGCCTTGGATACACTGCACCTTGTTCTTCACACTTATTAAAATAATTTGTATAATCATCTATCAATTGATTTGGCATAAAGTTTTTAAATAAACCAATGTGGTTATCTATGTAATATTGTTTGTCCATTACACTGCACCTCTATTTCTAATCGGATCAAAATCTACATCACAGTTTGCAGCTAGTGTTCGTCTAGTCTCATCAGTTCCATTAAAAGGATATACACAGTGTCTCATATCATATGGAAATATATAAAAGTCTCTAAGGTCCATTGGTGGCTGATAATCTATCTTAGCAAACTGACCATTAGCTGCTCCTAATATTTGTAGTCTACCATTCTGTTGTATATGTCCTGCTGAGTATTCTTTACCATAGGTTGATGGTAGTTTTAAAATCATAACAGAAGATAAACCAGTAAATAACATACCTCTATGAATGTGTGCAGGATTATATTCGTGTTGTTTCATTTCATTAACCCAAATAGAATTTAAATGAGTTTTGTAATCTCTAATTTTATTAAATGCTAGATAGTGTTTAAATATAGTCATAAAATAATCTGTTACATTTGTAGGCAACATATTATGGTTTTTCATTTTAGATTGGTCTTGACCATGATAAAACAAAGAATGTTCATTTTCTATCTTACCCACTAACTGACCATTGGCAGGTGCAAGGTTATGAAAATTTTGTTCGTAGATTTGGTTAATCGTAGTAAATATATCAAGCGGTACTTGATACTTTAAAACAGACTGACCTAAAAATACAAAATCAAATTTTAATGTGTCCATATTTCTGTCTAATCCTTTCTGGAATCTTTTCAATGTAAGGGTTATATACTTTTCTAACAGGTCCATCAAATATTTTATGCATATTATTACCAACTATTCTATCATCATAGGACAGACCATTTATGTTTACTTGATCTAAATTATTAAATCGATGGTTAAAGTAAGGCGCATCAATAAAATTATAAATTTTTTTAAACTCTTGTTCAGGATTAGTAACTATATCATCATATCTTACATAGTGACAAATATTAGAATAATTATATGAATTTTTAATTGCTTTTAAATTTTTTACAATTGCGCCGTCTTTATGCATAAGCATTAATAATTTTTCCTCATCATTTTTACAGCCATATTTATTTGGAAACGCACTTAAATTTTCTGTATACCATTTCATATAACTAGCTAATACGTCCATTAAATCTCTAAGTAGAATGATACATTTAAAACCAGGTTTAAAATGTTTTTGCATTAGTTCAAAGTTTCCAGGATTACCGCTTACCATTATGGGTCCACGATCTATAATTATTCGTTGAGGCCAATCTTTGTAATATAAATTAAATATGTTATCTAATACATTATCTAAAGATTTATGGTCTGGATAATTTTGAAACGTATCTGTTTGTTTAAGTAAAAACAATTCTTTTAATATTTCTAGTGTAATAGAATTAGCCGTTGTTGCTATTTCAGGATTTTGATTCATAATACTTGCAAATAAAGTATTTCCAGATCTAGGTAGTGCAACTAAAAAAAATAACTTACGGTTTTGGTTTACCATGTTGAGTTATTTGTTCGTTCTCTTTGTAACTATTTTCTAATTC